AGTTTTTAATTGACTGATCCTACCCTATTCGACTTTAGGTTTAGGAGAATGGTGTTGCTTGTGTCTCGGTCGCGGTCAGGAAGATTCCTTCGACCCACCAGAGGGTTGCGCTGATTGCGACTAAGTGGCACCAGCTTCCGACTGTTTTACCGCCAGTCGTGGTTCCGTTGAGTGTGATGATGAGGTCATCGCTCACATCGGGAACAAACACGTCTGTGTCGGCCGCTGTATCGACTACCTCGATTGAGCCAGTCAATAGGTCGCCTGCGCCTGCGGTGATGGTTTGATCGGTAGCAATGATTGTCGCTACGAACCAGAACTCCATTCCGATGTCGCCTGCGCCGATTGCGGGAAGGGTGAAGTCGGTAGTCGCTCCGTCAAGGAGCATTACCGAGCCACTCATTGCAGAGGTCATCGTGGTATTGCCAGCTGAAGCAAGCACACTCCGTTTGTAGCGAATACCGCCGCCGGTTGAAAGCAGTCCGAGGTTGACGTTGCCTGTGCCTTTTCCGTCAAGATCGAGGTTGATATTCGTATCGTCTCCTGTCGCAGTTATTGTAGGAGCTGCGCCAGTTGCCGCGTTATCAATCGTGATCTCGTTGACCGCAGTAGCGTTGGCATCAAGGATTAGAATCTCTTCTGATTCACCATTCCTGAAGGTGATACCAGTATCTGCTTCACCTGTCGCGTCAATAGTGGGATTAGCTCCTGTAGCAGCATTCGTAATCGTAACCTCATTTACTGCCGTTGCTACTGATGCGAGAAGCATAAGTTCCTCTCCTTGGTCGTTGTCGAATCTGATACCCAAATCTGCTTCACCCTCAGAGCTGATAACAGGCGGACTACCAGTCGCAGCGTTTGAGATCTGCAGATAAGGAATACCACTTGCCACCGCATCCAGCACAAGCATTTCTTCTGACTGATCGTTCATAAACGTGATACCGAGGTCGGCTTCACCTTCTGCGCTGATCTCGGGGTTCACGCCAGTCGTTTGACTCTTGATGCTGACGAAAGTGATTGCGGCTGCCGTTGCTTCGAGTTTAAGGATTTCTTCGCTGTTCTTAGCGCGAAACTCGAATCCGATGTCATCCTCTCCGTTGTTGGAAAGAAGGACTGGATTGCCAGTAGCAGAGTTTGTCACCGTGAGCTCATTTAGCGCCGTTGCGACAGGAACGAGGATAAGCATTTCTTCGCTTTGATCGTTGTGGATTTCAAGTCCCCTATCGGCTGTTCCTTGGACGCTAAGTATTACACGATCGGCTGTTGCCGCATTCGCTACCCTAAGATAGTTTACGGCTGAGGCTACGGCATCGAACTCAAGGATCTCGTTTTCATTCGAGTCCAAGACATCACCAAGGTCTACCGTGATATTCTTCTGCGCACCATACATGATGGCGGGATCGTAGTTTCGTTGTTCTATAGCCATGGTTGTGTTTTTTTAGGTTTAGTTGACCAGAATCTTTCTCTACGCTTTTGCTTCATCATATCACTTCTATCTTTTCGCTTTTTTTCATCTTTCCAGTGTTCTTTTCCATGAAGATGATGTGTAGTTATAACAAGGTTTTCTGGTCTATTGTCTTCCTTGTTTCCGTTAATGTGATGAACCACCTCCTCTTTTCCCAGATACCGTCCAATCACTTTTTCCATGACGAGTCGGTGTTCTGGGTAGTACCCATTCGACCTTGATTGGGGATGAGATGGCATTCTCACAAGAACGTATTTACCTTGCAATGTGCGACCGCCTTTCCAGTTTGGGTTTTTGGCTCCAGCTTCGTTACAAAGTGTTTTTATGACTTTGGCACGATGCTTTTTTGAGAGCTTCTTACCTAAATGAGCTAAGCGGATTTTTTCTTTGGTTGCTTGTGTATGCGGTTTATTCATACCACAAGCATACCACGAAACTTACAGGACTTCAAATCCCTGAAATACCCGTTAGTTTACCGTGCCTCTTCGGGTTATTCGTGATGAACTGCCCGCCGAAGTAGATGTGACCGACTACTGAAGCTGAGTTGGCTGGAATAATCCAGTCGCTCCAGCTAAAGCCAAGTCCGAGCGGGGCCTCGTAATCGTTGCCCTCGACCTGCGACTTGTAGGAAACTGGCTTTGCGTTGAAGTAGGGAAGCGCGTACCAGTCAACGAACTTTTCGTTGACAAAGATGAATGCCTGTGCTGTCGCTTTTTCATCTTTGATAATATCGATTCCGTTGTAATCCAACGACTTGAAGCCGGTACCGCCCCTCAATCCTTTCATAAGGCTGGCGTCTTTGACGATGCGCTCTTGCGGGCGCAATAGCTGGCCGTAGAAGCTGTAGACCGCTTCGGTTGTGTAGGCCGCTGACGGGGCTTGCGCTCCGGAGCTGACTGCATTCCAAAGAGTGTCTATCAGGGCTAGGGTTAGCGTCCCGCCTGCCGCAGTGACCGTCGACTGAAGGGTCGAATACGTTGAGCGGGATAGACCACCGATATTTGCAACGGAATCTCCGTTGTCAACAAGTGCCGCGAGACCAAGTGGGTCCTTAGACACGTTGCCAGTTCCGTCGGCGTAGAAGATTGTACCGAGATCATCGGCCATATCTTCTGAATCGGACTGGATTGTGAGCCTCATTACGTCCAACACCTTATCTTCGGTGTCGGCGACAGAGAGCTCATCGCCCGGGAGTGAACACGAGATCTGATAGAAGGAGGGTGTAAACTCGAGGACGACTCGGTTGTCAGTGGCGGAAGTCGAGAAGGTGTCGAAGCCTCGGAACGATGTTCCGGTGCTATTCTTCGAAGTCTTGATAGGCTGTCGAATAGTGCGACCACTCCACTTCTTACCGGCACGAACTACCCGTTGAAACAGGACGTTTGAGTTGAGGATCGTATCGACCACGAAAGGCAGGAATTTTGTCTGCACCGTGGATTGGATACGTTGTCCGTATAGTTCTGCCATGGTTTTGTAACTTGATTAGTTTGTTATTAATTGACCTTTTTGGTTGAACGCCATGGCAGGTGTTTTCATTACCAAGGCCTGTTGGCCGGGTTCTGAAAGTCCTTGCTGGACACGACGTCCGAACCTTTGGTTTCGGCGCGATTTCCTTCCGTGGTGGCGCCAGCGATCTGTTTTCTATCGTTGATTGCAGCCTTCGCTTGGAACACTTCCTCCGGCTTCATTAGTTTGAAAGCCAGTCGATAGTTCCAGCGACCATCGGTGTCGACAACTTTATTGTCGAGCGCGGTTTTCAAGAGCTTATTCCGGTCGACCTTAAGGCCGTTCGGGTTTAATCCCTTGTCCGCTTCGATGGCCGTTACTTCATTTTGGAAGAACGTGGTTGCTTCATCGATCGCTTTTTGTTCCTTGTCGCCTCGCTGGGTGAATTGACTGAGCGCTTGCTCGACCGCGCGCGCTACAATCTTTTCAGTATGGCTCTGGTATGAGCCCCACAGCTTGTTGTCATCGCTGCCGAACCAATCGGGAATGTCTGCGCTCGCTTCGGGCTGCACACCCGCCCTTTTAAGGGCTTCGGATACAGCGCTGCCGATTGCAGTATTCATTCCCACTTGGAGCTTCTCCATTTCTGTCGCGTGTCTGGTTTCCTGTTCGTTAAAGCGGTTCTTCCAGTCTGCTTCTCGTTCTTGCCACCGCTCCACTGGTGGATTGTTGAGACCGCTTTCGTTATCTCTCGATCCGGGTTCGCCCCCAGTTTGTTGCGTCTGATTTTGATCCTGGTCAGACGAGCCAGTCTGGGTTGCGTTCGTTTCTTTTGATTCCCCTGACGAATGGGCAGAGTTGTCGTTCTCTGTGTTTGCGACTGGAAAGGCTGGTTGCCCTTCCGTCTTAAACTGCGTCATAGTGTTTTCACTCATGGTTTTTGTTGATTATTATTTGAACTAACGTGCCCCTTTTTTTCTAAGTCGCGGGATACGAGACGACTTTTTTCAAATGAACTGCTACATCTTGGGCCTTGGCGGCCCTTCATCTTTTCGTTTTTTCTTTTTAACGTGCTCAGGCAAGCTTGCCACGCTGGCTGTCTTTGATTCGAACTCCCGAGCGATTTCAGGATGGTGGACCCACATGTAACCTCGTTGTGCTCGTGATTTGAATGGCATATTACGTCTGCGGGGCTACCGCGTTTGCCGGTACTTGACTCAGGAGGTTCGACCTTGGCCTTGCTGGGCCTTTCGCCGCCTGATTTTTCATAACTCCTTTGACTACTTCCGTTTCCATTGCGCGTCCATGCTCTTCGGCTCCCTTGGATGCTTCTGCGTCTGCTTGCGCGGCTGCGGCCTGCTGTTGTGCCATAATCGCTTGCTGGACTAGCGGGTTGTTTTGGTAGAGCAAGTGCGGCGCGTTCACTTCGAGCCATACATTGGCGGCCAGTTGCTCGGGGTTCGGGTATTCAAGGCGTTCATACATATCCTTGAGAGCCATTTTGCCACTCTTGCCGAGATCGATTGCTTGATTGGCGATCGTGGTGCTGTCCTTAGGCAGGAGTGATCCTTCTTTGACGGATATGGTTATCTTCGGTGGTTTCGCGCCCCCAACGAATTGGAAGCCGGTGTCGTAGACGTAGAGCATCTGCACGAACCAGTTGTATGTTTTGTCAGCGATCTGTTCAAGGTATTCTGATATGCCGCCGCCGATACGATCGGTATCAAGGTTCCTATTCATAATCTTACCACGAACCGTTTCTTCGCTTTCGATTCCGGCTGGGGTAGATCCTCTGGTCCCGAATATGTCGCGTAGTCGTGATCGGGAATCGAGCAGGTCTTGATAGATGTCAGGTGGAAGTGCCGGGGCTGGGTAGCGGTCAATGGCTTCGCGGGGTATGCCGTCCGGGATGACTACCGTTCCACCGCGTTGTAGTGATGCGGTTACGTTCTTTGCCTGTGGCTGCGTAAGGCCTGATCGTGCAAGTGAGACGACCATGCCGCCGTTCATATTGTCAACGTTTTTATCAATCTGCTTGCTGCGTCTGTTGATGCGATCTTGGTTGGCAAGGTTCTGGCCGATCAGTGATGTCTTGTCTACCGGCTGCTCGTCGAGGTTATAGATGCTGAGGAAGATGAATGGGATCTGCGGGCTCGTGAAATGGTTGTTGCCTTTTACCTCATGCGATGTGGCGGTTTCGGTTCCGTAAGCATCGACTTCGGATTGCTGGCCAACTTGGTCATAATTCCAGTGCGGGTTTTTCTTTTTTAGGAGCACGTTCTTGCCGAGCGTCCAGCAGAGATATTCTTTTGCCCACCATTCGATAAACTGCACTTCAGTGCCGAGATCGTTCTTGACCAGCTTTTTGATTTCAACGATTGCTTTTGCGTTCTTTTCATCACTGCCTACGATGTCGATGATTCGCTGGGCCTTGAGCTTGCGGTACTCGCCAACATAGTCACCAGAGTAGCCGTCTTCGGTTACCGTCGATTCAGGATCAAGGATGAGTTTCTTGGCGCGGACAACGCGTACTGTCGGAATGTCTTTGTCGAGATCCCAGCCGACCTTAAGTGTGCCGAGTAAGAAGAGCGCCCAATGGCGGCCTGCGCCTTTCAGTTTCAACCTCACGACATTTTCGTCAGCGAGATCAGCGAGCCGATTTTTAACTTTCTGCACATATTTCAGTTTGGCCGGATCGGCGTTGCCCTGATCATCGAGCTCGGAACTGTGGAGCGCGACCATAGGTTCAGGATTTCGTCTTGTGATTTGCGGCAGATAAGTTTCAACGGATTCAAAGATGAGGTTGTCTACATTCGGTCTTTCGGCTACTTCTGCGGATACTTCGGGTAGATCGAAGTGTGTTCCGAGCCAATACTTCTCGTTCTCTTCGCCTTTCTTTTCGAACGTTGACTTGACCGGCGATTCCTTCCATTTCTTCTCCCACTTTTCGGTGAGCTTGATGATTTCGTCATCGCCCATTTCAAGCGTGAGCTCGAGCAACTTTTCAGAGACTATGCCCTGAGCATTGTCTTGAGAACCATCGGCTCTGTTTTTATTTATATCTGAGCCGAGAGATGCGTACCCGGCGATATCTTGTGTTGTTTCTGCCATGGTTTTTTACAAAAAGAGGCCGTGACAATGACTTGATCGTCCGGCCTTGACTCGCCATTGAGGTATCGCTCCCCTGGCTAAGATATTAAAAAATGTCATCGCGCTTTTGACTCTTTTATTATAACTCATTTTAACATTGGTTGCCACAAGGTTGCCCTGTGGATAACCTCTTGGCAACCGGCTACCTAAACCGGCCGGTCGGATCAATGGCATCGAGGCTTGCTTCGATGTCTTCCGGCATCTCTGCGGGTGGCCTTTTTGGCTCGCTTTCGACTAGCTCGCCGTCTTTGATAATCAATTCCTGCTTTTGGCGGGCGTCCATGAACATTTCGTCAGGGTTGAAGCGCACTGTTTTGTTGGGTTCGATCATATAGCTTCTTGGCGTTGGCGTTGATTTTGGCGGCA